CAAGGAGCCGCTGGACGACAAGAGCGATCCGTTCTGGGGACCGTTCAAATACACCAAGCAGGAGCTGCTCGAATGCTCGCTGGTGAACGTCCCCGCCAATCCCAACGCCACCATCCGGCGCGCGTTGGACCAGATTTCCGTCGAGGTTCGTCGACAGCTCGTAGCCGTGTCAGGTGACATCGAGCCGGTCGTCAAGGCCAAGGCGCCAACTGCCGTGACCGGCGTGACCCCTTCACGAGACAAAAATCAGATGTCAATCACGGAACGCATTCAGCAGGTGCAGGACGAGATCATCGCGCTGCGAGATCTCCAGGCACCGATGATCGGCAAGATCAAGGACGGCGACGACCTTGAAGACGACGAGCAGGTCGAGTTCGATCGCATCGAGGCCGATCGCGGCAAGCTGGAGAAGAAATTAGGGACGCTGCAGGCGACTGAGCGCTCTCTCGGGCTGCAGTCGGTCACTCGTGCAAGCGGGCCGACGTCGCAGACGGTCGCTGTGCATTCGCCCCATGTCGCCGCATCTGGGCGAATGGCACAGCGACCGGGCACCCGTCCGCTGGACTTGCTGGTGCGACTGGCCGTCTGCCACATGAAGTCGCATGCCGAGCGCAAGCCGCTCGATCTGGTCCGGCAGGAAGCCTATCGCGACCACGCCGACCTGGAGGCGGTGATCAAGACTGCCGTCAATCCGGCGCAGACCACGGTTGCCGGCTGGGCGGCCGAGCTGGTCGACACGGCGGTGCTCGATTTCATGGAGGCGATTCGGCCGATCTCGGTCTACGGGCAGCTGTCGGGCCTCGGCCTGCGCTTCTCCTTCGACCGCTACGGTACGGTGAAGATTCCTCGCCGCAACAACATCAACAACGCAGCCGGCGATCTCCGGGGCGCGTTCGTTGGTGAAGGTCAGCCGATCCCGGTCCGCAAGGGCAATTTCGGCTCTCTGACGCTGACTCCGCACAAGATGGGTGTCATCTCGACGTTCACTCGCGAGATGGCCACGCGCTCGTCCCCCGCTATCGAGGGGCTGATCCGCGAGGGCATCATCGAGGATACGGCCGAGGCGGTCGATCAGGCCCTGCTCGATGCAGTGGCTGGCGACACCATCCGTCCGGCTGGCCTGGGCAACGGCGTGACGCCGCTGACCGGCACGGCAGGCGGTGGCACGGCAGCGGTGACGGCGGACATCGCGGCGATCGTCGCGCCGTTCGTGACGGCCAATGCGGCTGATCGTCTGGCTTGGGTGATGAACCCGATCCTGGTCCACAAGCTGGGTTGGATGGCCTCGGCGGTCGGCGTCTATCCGTTCCGCGAGCAGGTGCAGGGTGGCAGCTTCTCGGGCTACCCGATCATCCAGTCGACCAACACCACGGCCACCGAGCTGTGGCTGGTGCGCTACGCGGACTTCATGTCGGCGACCTCCGACACGCCGGAGTTCGACGTCTCGGATGTTGCCACCATCCATGAGGATGACGGCGCCTATCCGGCGGATCAGGCGATGCGGGCCGGCACCACCACGGTGCTGCCGATCGTCGGTGGGGCAACCCCGCCGCCGACCCTGGCGCAGATTGCCACTCCGGTGCGCAGCTTGTGGCAGACCGCCTCGATCGGCATCCGCATGCTGCTCGGGATGGATTGGGCCATGCGCCGCTCCGGCATGGTGCAGAAGACCACCGGCATTACGTGGTAAGCTGAACGGGCCGGCGCCTCGCGCCGGCCCATCCCGCCTGGAGGCGCCCCCATGACGAAGACGCTGTACATCACCAATGGGCCTTATGCCGGCCAGTACCTGACGCTTGACGAGCCGTACGACCAGCTGGCGGTGACCGACGAATGGGCGGTCGACACCACCGACGAGAAAGAGTTCGATCGCTGGGACTGGCCACATGCCATCAATGAGCATCCTTATCCCAATTCGCTCGACAATTTCCTGGCCGGGCTGAACCCCAATAATCCGCCTCCTGAGCTGGAGCAGGAAGGGGTTGACAAGAGCGAGGTCGTGCAGCGGCGTAAGACGGCTCGCGAGGAGCAGAAGAAGCAGCGCGAGGAGCAGAAGGCGCGGCAGGCCAAGCGCGAGCAACGCGAGCAGGCCCGCGAGGCACGTGAGCAGGCCGATCGAGGGCGTAATCAAGAAGAGCCCGAGGAGGCTCGCAGAGGCCGCCATCGTCAAGACACCAACGGACGTGAGTAGTCATGGCTCGCACTCTGGTCCTGTTGACACGCGGTCCGCGCAAGAACCAAATCATCGAGGCCGATGACGAGGAGCTGGCCCGTCTGGAGGACGAGGAGGGGGCCAAGGATTTTCGTGGCCGGGATGGCATGCGTGCCGACGGCCGCGACGATTTCGCCACCACCGATACAGGTGGCTATGCGACCCGCGAGCTGAGAGCGAGGCCTGCACCGCCTGTGGCCTCCCCCGAACCGACTGAGCCGCCACCTGACGAGCCGAAGGGTCGGGGGTCTCGGCATGGGCGCACTTGATGTCATCAAGTCCTGGATGGGGCTTGGACCTTGGAACTCGCGACCGGGACCATTGACCGGCCCGGCGGCGATGACCGAGGAAGGTTGGATCCCGATGAACTGGCCGGTCAATTTCGGGCAGGTCGGCTGGGATCCTATTCCGGGTGGCACCAACAGCGTCGTCTATTCCTGCATAATGCTGTACGCGCGCACCATCGCGCAGCTGCCCGGCTTTCATCATCGCTCGCTCGACAATGGCGGCACTGAGACGATCACCACCTCGGCGCTGTCGCGCATCCTCAAGGGGCCGAACGACTACCAGACGCGGAGTGACTTCCTGCAGAATATGGTGGTCGCCCTCTTGGAGGAGGGCAACGCCTACGCGCTGGCGATCCGCAACAACCGGTTCGAGGTCGACCAGCTGCACCAGTTTGACTCGCGCTCGACGCGGGCATATGTCAGCCAGACCGGCGAGATCTTCTACTCGGTCGGCGGCAACCCGGTGATGGACTACCGCCAGGATCCGGCTTTCGCCGCTGGCACGCGCTGGATCGTGCCGGCGCGCGACGTGCTGCATATCAAGGGGCCGGCGCCGAAGGATCCGCTGCATGGCGAGAGCCCGCTGGTGGCCGGTGGCCTGCCGATCTGGATGAACTCCGGCGGCTCCAACTATTTCATGCGCTTCTTTCAGAACATGAGCCGGCCGTCTGGGGTGATCGAAACCGACAACACGCTTACCGGGCAGCAGGCTAACGAGCTGCGGGCGCGCTGGGAGGAGCACACCAAGGGGGTCAACATCGGTGGCACGCCGATCCTCACCATGGGGATGAAATGGAAGCCCATGGGGATGACCTCGCAGGATGCCCAGATCGCCGAGGCGATGAAGATGTCGGTGGCCGATATCGCCCGCCTGTTCGGTGTGCCGCTCGCCTTGATCGACAGCATGGAGGGCTCGACCTACAGCAATGTCGAGCAGCTGATCATGGTCTGGCTGCGCCAGGGCCTCGGCTTCTATATCGACAACATCGAGCTGGCTTTCGACAAGTTGTTCGCTATCGAGCGGACTACCGAGTACACGGAATTTAATGTCGATGCGCTGCTGCGGCCCGACTTCAAGAGCCGCGTCGAGGGCCTGACCCGAGCGGTGCAGGGTGGCATCTATGCGCCCAATGAGGCGCGCAAGATCGAGGGCCTCGCGGCGGCCAAGGATGGGGACGAGCCGCGTGTGCAGATGCAGGTGGTGCCGCTGTCGGTCAATGCCGAGAAGCCGGAACCACCCAAACCCGCTCCGGCGCCGGTTGCGCCCCCACCTGATGGCGAGGCGTCGCCTCCGAAGGATGAGGAGAAGACGCCGCCTGAGAAGCTCTATACCGAGCGTGCGCTGAAGGCTTTCATGCATCTGGCGAGGACGGGCACCGATGGCTGACGACGGACGCAGTCTGCTGGAAGTCGTCGGCTCGGTGCTAGGTGCCGAGCTGCGTAAATACGACGTCGAGATCACTCGCCTGAAGACCTCTACCGAGGAGATCCAGGGCGAGCTGCAGATGCTCGTCCGTCTCGGCGAGGAGGTGGTCTCCCTTAAGGAGGCCATCCCGCAGGTGCATGATGGCCGTGACGGCGAGATCGGGCCGGAGGGGCCGCCCGGCGAGAAGGGCGAGCCGGGCGTAACAGGTTCGCCCGGTATCCCCGGCGAGAGGGGCGAGACCGGCCTACCTGGAGAGAATGGTGAGTTAGGTCCCCCAGGACCGATGGGACCGCCGGGTGTAAGAGGTGAGCAGGGCGAACGCGGCATCGAGGGACCTCCCGGTCTCGATGGGCCGCAGGGTCTTGCTGGGCCGCCCGGTGAGCCGGGTCCGGCTGGGTCTAATGGGGATTCTGGCCCGGCTGGACCCGAGGGGCCTCCTGGGCCTCCTGGACCGCCTGGGAAGGACGGTGAAACAGGACCAAAAGGAGAACAGGGCGAAAAAGGACTTGATGCAGATCAAGGTCCGCCCGGCCCACCAGGACCAAAAGGCGAACGCGGAGAGCGAGGCTTCGACGGCATCTCGCTGATGCCGCACGGTAAATGGGACCAGAGCAAGGAATACCGTATCGGCGATATCGTCGGCTGGGAGCACGCCAGCTGGATCTGCAATGGCAAGACCCAAGACGAGCCCGGTAAAAGCGACGCCTGGATGATCCAGGCCGAACGCGGTAAGAAGGGCGACAAGGGAGAACGAGGCTTTAAAGGCGATCCTGGCGTGCCGGGTCCGGTTGGCTTGACCGGACCTGCCGGCCCGCGTGGCCTGCCCGGCCCCCAGGGAAACCCTGGGCCACAGGGAGTGATCGGGCCACGCGGTGCTGGGATCGTCGACTGCAGCCTGCAGGATGGCGATCTGGTGCTGGTGCTCGATGACGGTGATGTCATCCGCACCTCGATGATGCCGCTGGTGGCCACCTTGGTGGGCTACGTCAAGCAGGCACTGCAGAGCGAGACCAGCGAGACCAGCGAGGCCTCGCCATGAGCCTCGTCAGGACCAGCATCGATCGGAAGACGCTGTCGAATGGCTTGCTGCCGTCGCTCAAGGCGCATAGCCGCATCACCTTTGACGAGGACGACACGGTCGCTACCAAGAAGATCGCCATGGCGATCGACCGGTTCGAGAAGATCAACGAGTTGGCGGTCTGCCGGGCGACCTGGACCTGGACGCCCGAGACGGCAGCCTCGGAGGTCGAGCCTTATGGTTGGCTGATCCCGGTCCGCCACGTCTCGGCCTTCACGGCCGGTGATACCACGGGCGATATCAGTAGCCAGTTCGTGCTCGGTGGAGTGGCCAGCCCCGATAATGCCGGGCCGCAATATTTGTCGACGACGTCGAGCTACAGCAGCCCGTTGTCGCTGGTGCTGACGGTTGGCTACGAGGACGTCGCCGACCTGCCGCCGGGCATCGAGGATGTCATTCTGCGGCTCGCGGCCACGCTCTACGAGTACCGTGAGATGGATCGTATTCCGGGGGTCGATGGCGGCGCCCTCAGTAACAGTTTCGTCTCTGGATACTGGACACCGCGCTGTTAAGGGGGATCATCGATGACGCAGACCCTGTGGATTACGTATGGCACCTACAAGGACCGTTTCGTCAGCATGAAGAATGTCGATGCGGACGATGCTCGGGCACATCATTTCGGCTTCTTGAGGATCCCTGACTGGACGATTCCGGATGCCACGATCAATGCTGCCATGTCGTCTTTCGTGCCGGCCGACGTGCCGTTCCTGGTGGCATGGCAGGGCCGGCTTCAGGCAGCGACCTATAATCCGATCGAGACGCCTGCGGCACCGACCCCGCCGACGGCGATAGCCCTCAACCCATCGACCAACAGCCGGACTGCGGGGATCGGCGTGCTGGTCGGCACGCTGACGGCTACCGATGCGGACCAGACGGGTGGCGGCCACACCTTCAGGTCATCCGATCTCAATTTCACCATTGCCGGCATGAATGTGGATCAAGTCTATTCGGCCAAGCTGACAGGGCCGGCGGCTGGTCCTTATGTGATGACCGTGACGGCCTATGACTCCGAGGGTGGCAGCTTCACGGGACCGGTGACGATCACCATGACGGCGTAAGGACACCATGAAGCTCGGCGTGCTCCCGGTTCCGTCTGGTGCCGACGCCGAGATCCTTGGCCTTCGGCAGCGATCTTCTGTTGTGACCCTGGCTGAGCGCGGCATCCTCGATGCCAGTCAGGTCGCGGCGGCTTTTTATTTTCGCAACATGTTCGAGACGATGGTCGTCGCCAAGCGCGAGTCGATCGGTTTTAACGAGTGGCAGTCGCCGGGGCCTTTGCCGAGAACCGAGCAGGAGAAGCGGGCGACAGCGGGGGCTGAGCTGAAGCGTGCGCGGAACCTGCTCGGCTCCCATGGGTACGCCCTTGTCGGTCGGGTCTGTGGGGAGGGGTTCCACCTTGCCGACCTGTATCGGGCGCGGCGTGATTC